GAGCATCTTCTCAATGGCGAGGCCCTGGCGCAGCAGATTGACATTTGTGAGGATGTCTTCCTCTTTAGCTGTCATATACTTCATTTCGACTTGTCCAGAAGATAATGTGTTTTCTTTTGCATATACTAGACCTTTTGAAGGTAGGTCTACCAATTCTGTCGGTACCGTAAACTTTTGTTCTGCCATAAAACTATTCTTTTTATATATAAATATATGAATAATTAATTTTGTAAAATAAAAAAAGCCCCTAGTAAGGGGCCTTTTATTAAATATTTGTTTATTAGACTAGTAGTTGAGTACGCAGTAGTCCATTCCGATAGACATTACCAATTCGGTAGGATCAGAAGTAGACCAGTCATAGTTACCAAAAGTAGCTTCTTTAATGAACGCACCTTTGATAATCCACTCACTTACAATGTCACCTACTGGACCTATGATAGACAAGTTAAGATCTTTCTTATAGAAGTCAGAATAACCGTCACGACCAGTTACAGACTCATGGTGAAGACGAACCCACTCAATCACGGCTTGTTGACCAGAAGGAGAAATTGGGTTATAGAGTGACAAACTCATATCTCTCCATTCAGCTTTACCTTTAATCTTACGGTAAACATTGATGTGGTCGAGTTTGATCTCGTTTAAAGTTACCCCTGGAGCGTCGGCCTTCTTAATCATATAAGAAGGAATACCGTCGATGTACATCACAAATCTATTTGATACTGTAGGTTCAAACGCTGTGAACATTATTTCATTTGGATCCAATACTGGCATTGTATATTAAGTTTTATTCTACTTATAAATATTCGATAACGAATTTATTTATGCTTGTGCTTTTTTGCCCTTAATTTTATTAATTGCATTTTTTATTTCTATTGCTGCAGCACCACCTAATAATGCAGCTAATGTTGATACTCCAGATAGAAGAATATCAAACTCGTGTCCGGCCATTTTAGAAGCAGACTTGAGTATATCATATGCATTTGCAGGATCTGCAAATATTTGTGATATAATTTCTTGAACACCTTCGTTAAGCTGTCCCTCTTCTACTTTATCTTTTGAACCCATTTCCATTTCATTGATCTTCTTATCAAGCTTTTCTTTAGCAGCTTTTAATTCGTCTAATGTACGAGTTTTCTTTTCCATTTCTTTATCTATTTCTTCTATTTGATTTACTTCTTCAACTTTTTTCATTCCGTCTTTAGGAAGCTTCTTTTCTTTAACTACTGTCCAGTCACCAAAAGCCTTTCCAGACTTTTTAGCTTCAGTTATAGTCAATTGTTTTTTTACACTCTCATACAAGTGTGCTGGAACTTTGATTCTTAATACTGTATTATCATTCATCTTAAAAATCTTTTATATTATTGACCAAATGTTGTGCCAGTTGGAAGAATGTTGAAGTCAAGTTGAATGAATTCCGCAGTCTTGGTTGGTTGCAAGTAAATGGTACCAACTAATTGGTTACGATCTACTACATCTGGTGTATTATTTGTCTCGTCCATCACCACTTGGAATGCATACAAACCTTGTCTTTGTTGTACAGACTCTAAGTAAGGATTAACTTGATTTAAGAATTTATTACGAGTTACTTGGGTATTTGGTTCAAACACAATTGTTTCACCAATTTGTCCAATGTAATCTTTAAGAGCAATCAACAATCTGCGAACGTTTACACGATCAAGAGCAGAAGGCTTCTGTTGTAAAGTCTTTTGACCATAGATAACAGTACCAACTCCAGGGAATGCAGCGATCGGATTGATTTTTCCTTGATAAAGAAGGTTGCGATCATTAACAGTTAACTTTCTTTCTGGTTGAAGCACGGTTGCTAATGCACCGCGATTTAAACCTGCTGGGGCAAACCATTCTGCAGATACTTTATCATTGTATTCATATACTGCTGGTACCAAGGTAGAAGCAGGAACAAAATTCAATTTACCAGTCTCACGGCTTCTAATTTGTACCCATGGCCAATATGTTGCACCATAAGAGTTGTCATAATTTACAGCTTGTGTAAGTACGCTATTGATTTGAGCTCCATATCCTACCATGTCAATTACTGCGATAGCATCACCACGATCTTGAGCTAAAGTAAGAATAGAACCAATTGTAGTTTCAGAATTTTCATTAGTTAAACCAGGAGCATAAACAACATTAAAGTCGTATGTATCTTGATTTTCAAGTAAATTTATACCAACGGCATAATCTGCTGAATGTACACCTTGAATATTAGTTGTTGGAGTTGCAACTACTGAATTAGCAGATGGAATACTTTCAAAGAAATTTACAGGAGCTTTTCCTAATGAACCAAAAAGAGCTCCAATTGCACCACCAAAAGATCCAGAACCTACTTTAGGCATCGAAGATGTATATTGGTTTTGGGCTATTCCGTTTTGGCTAAAATATCCAGGTGTTGGTAAATTTACAGACTTAACTCTTACATAACGGCTCCTATTTGCATAAGATCCTGTAGTTTGTAAATAATAATCACCAGTAGAATCTGTACGAAGAGTTTGGGTTTGATCACCAATCACATAAGCAATATAGTTATTTTGATTAGGATCTAAAGAAAGACCATTCCATGTTTCAAGGATAGTCTTACTATTATTGTAATCGTCGCCACGACGAATAATTAAATTAAATACACCTGAACCTGTATCAACAGAAGTAATTTCCCAACGTACATTAGAAGACGATCCTGAAGGAAGTGATCCATTTACAGATAGTCCTCCAACATTATTCATTACTGTACCTACAGATAATGTTTCTAAATCAAATGATGAAGACGTTGAAGGATTGAGTACTGAAGAGGTTGCTGCTGTATAAGAACCAGAAGCTACTCTAGTAATTAACAAAGAATCACCACCTTGCTCAAAGTAATTGAGGGCAGCAATTGAAGTTAAATACTCATAGTTAAAACCTCCAGAAATAAATGAAGCACCAAAGAGCGCTTTATATTCTGAATAGGAAGTTACTAATGTAGGAATATTAACTGGTCCAGTTACAGTAGGTCCTAAAAGTGCTGCGCCAGCGGCAACAGGTCCTTGTGTTATTTGGGATAAATCGTTTTCATTTAAGAAAACTCCTGGGCTAATAAGTGTTTCGGCCATTTATATTATTTTTATCTAGTAATAAATATCTATCTTTTATTCAAAACACTTTATTGGAATTCTCCAGTTTCTATATTTATGTTGACGTTACCGTATTTGTCTTTAAGCTCTTCTAGAAGTTTTCTTTCTCTGTCTTTTATTTCCTTAATTTTTTTCTTTTCTTCTTCTACTAACAACTCAATTGTTATTTTTTGGTACTCTAGCTCTCCTAGAGTAGATGCAACTTCGATAGAGTCTTTTTTAATTAACTGTATCCTTTGTAATTCTGTTTCGGTTATATTACCCATAATAAATATGCTAATTGTTGAGAGAAATAAAATGGCCCTCTAATTAAAGAGAGCCACCTTTTATATTAAAGAACAAAAATATGATTATTCATCTATTTTAACTAGTTTGAATAAAGTAGGATAGTTTCCTTCTGATTCTACAGAATCAAGATCTTCTAAGCTTAGAGATTTATACTCAAGCTCTTTTTCTTCTTGAAGAAGGTTATTAAACTCGGTTTGGAATTCTACATACTTTGGATTAGGCTCTGCTAAAATAATTTTGCCCTCTTCATCTTTTTCTACTTTTGAATAGATAGGAATAGAAGTATTACCAGATTCATCAGTCTCACCGAACTTTTTAATAAGATCTTCTCTTAACAAATCTACAGACTTTTTTTCTTCTACTACTTTTTTCAAAAGATCTGTTAACCAATACTTTGTAGTTAACTTTATCTTTTCATTTAATAAACCTTTAGATATAACTTGACCTGTTTGTTGATTAGTCAAACCAGATAATTCGGCTTCTAAGTTATAGAACTCGAATAATTTAAGCGAAACTTTTTCCATATATTATTTAGATTTTTTTATTGCTTTCTTTACTACTTCTTTTTTTTGAGTAGGCTTAGTTACTGGTGCTTTTTTCTCAGCGACCTTCTTTACTACTCTCTTTTTTCTTTCTACAATTTCTTCTTGGGTTGCCACAGGTTGCTCAACTACTACAGGAACTTCTTCTACTACTACAGGTGGTTCAATCTTTTCTGGGACTTGTACTGGCTCTTCTTTTTTAACTGGCTTTTTGTCCATGTTGTATGCAATAATAATAGCTACAACCAAAGCCACGGCGATAATTACAATTGTCATAGATGTTTATTTATTTATAAATATATAAGAACTGATGAAAAGTTATATCTATCCTACTTTGTATAATCTCCCTGTTAGATCATTAGCTTGCAACTCTGCTGCTTTATCTATAGCTTCTTGTTCATTATCATAAGAATAGATTGGATCTGTATCATTTAATTTAGATACCCAGATCTGATCATTTCCTGGTATGAATTGTTTTAATACAATATACATAATCTTTTACAATAAATATTTAAAATTATTAGGCATCTTGAACAGTATAAGCAGTATCTCTATTTGCTGTTACAGTAAAATTAGCTGAAGTGAATATACCTACTGCCGGGCAAGTTGATGTTGTTAATGATCTTCCAAATCTATATTCAATAGACGTGTTATTTGGATCGACTATTTTAACTGTAACTGATGTACCTGATGCATATCCAGCTGAATATCTTAATGTACATGAGGTACTATTAATTAAAGATCCTACTAATGAATAATTAGTTCCATCTGTTGATATATAAAATTGAGGATCCACTCCTGGTGGATTAACTGTATCTAATTTAGCATAAAAGGTTACTGTATATACAACAACTGCAGATTGTACCCAGATTTTGTAAGGCATAATATAATAATTTTAAGGACATTCACCAAATAAAACACAATATATTTTACTACCACTAGCAGCATTGTAAGTATAATTATAATTAAAACTAGCTGTTATAATACCCGAATTTACATATACAAGTTCAACAGAAGAAGCTAAGGGAGCTCCATCAGATCTCCATGGTTTTCCATAATAAATAGCAAAATACCCATCATCACTTCCCGAAACATTAATACTATAAGTAACATTAGTGGTTCCTAATTCAATAGGAAGCATTGTTGTAGGATAGCATTGTGAATTGCGATCAGCATGCTGGTATAATGTTCCAGTTATTCCGGTATCAATAGAGGCATTATGGTTATAGTTATACCAAGCAGACATTGATAAGTTAGATAAAGTAAGTTTATTAGATTGAGAAAATCTAGATCCTGAAGATAATACATTTATTGGGGCATATACTGTACCGTATCCTCCGCAAAAAGCTTGTCCCAATCCCCAAGTCCATCCACTTATAGCATAATTTGTCATTATACTTTGAGATGTTTCTACTCTTACATCATTAAACGATATTTGTCCACTACTAGGTAATGCCATAATTTATTACATTGAACCTGTTAACCAAGGTGCTGTTTGAACTAATACAGGAGGATTAATTTGATTTTCTATTTGTTGATATACACTAGCAGTATATTGATTCATTTTTTCTTCACCCATAGAAGCAGTCATCCAATTGTATACTGTATTATAAGTTAAATCATTAAATGGGATAAAAGTAGATCCTGATTCGTATGTTATAGCTTGAGTTCCTATACAAGATCCTTGGTATGATCCAGTTGATCCATAAAGTTGCCAGTGAACTAAGAATACTACATCAGTTTGTCCTGATGCTGTTGGGTATGATTCTAATGGATTGAAATTCCAAGTGTAATTTATAGCCATTATTATTTATTATTTACTAAATAATTAATTTGGGTTTGTAGATTGTTTATTTGCTTTTGCTGTTCTTTTATTGCCTCTATCAATAGTGGTACTAACTTCTCATATTGTACAGTTAAATAGTCTTCTCCTGTTATTGACTTGTCATTTCCATTATTATCGAATGGAGCTAATTTAACTGCTTCAGGAAGTACTGCTTGAACGTCTTGTGCAAATACGCCAACTAATGATTCTTCTGTGTTGTAGTTGGCTAATTCTTTTGCTTTATTATTCCAGTTATAAGTAAAGCCTATCAATTTTTCTACTTTCTCTAATGGTGTTTCTATAGACTTAATATTAGTCTTTAAACGTCTATCTGATGAGTATGCTACTATATCATTTGATGCATCTATTCTACCATCAGTCGCATTTGGTGCTACATTCACACCTAGAGCTCCTGTGTTAACTCTAGCATCTCCTACTATATCTAGTCTATATGTTGGGTTCGTATTATTAATACCAACTTCACCACTAGATTTTAATGTAACTCTTTCTGATGTGTCTGAGCTTCTAATGTGTAGACCGCCAGTACCAAAATCCATATAATTTTCTGTACCGTTTAAATGCAGTCTAAATCTATTTCCTGAATCGGCATTATTACCCATCCATATATTAGTAACAGAATCTGTTAAGAATAAGTCTCCTCCTGTTAATGTAAGTTTTGATCCTGGTGATACTGTGCCTATACCAACATTGGTGCCATTATCAAATATTGGAACGCCTGTATTACCAATAGTAGTAGCAGAAGTAAATTTAGCTACATAGTTTGTTGTTCCTGATACAGCTACTGATGTACCACTAGTACCTGAACTACCAGATGATCCAGGTCCACCAGTTTGTCCAGATGTTCCAGATGTGCCGCTACTTCCTCTAGTGCCAGATGTACCAGACGAGCCAGATGTTCCAGATGAGCCAGGTGCACCAGTTTGTCCAGATGTTCCAGATGAGCCAGGTGCACCAGTTTGTCCAGATGTTCCAGATGAGCCAGGTGCACCAGTTTGTCCAGATGTTCCAGAGCTACCAGATGATCCAGGTGCACCAGTTTGTCCAGATGTTCCAGAGCTACCAGATGATCCAGGTGCACCAGTTTGTCCAGATGTTCCAGATGAGCCAGGTGCACCAGTTTGTCCAGATGTTCCAGAGCTACCAGATGATCCAGGTCCACCAGTTTGTCCAGATGTTCCAGATGTGCCGCTACTTCCTCTAGTGCCAGATGTACCAGACGAGCCAGATGTTCCAGATGAGCCAGGTGCACCAGTTTGTCCAGATGTTCCAGATGAGCCAGGGGCTCCATTTGCTCCACTAGTACCAGACGAGCCAGATGTTCCAGATGAGCCAGGGGCTCCATTTGCTCCACTAGTACCAGACGAGCCAGATGTTCCAGATGAGCCAGGGGCTCCATTTGCTCCACTAGTACCAGACGAGCCAGATGTTCCAGATGAGCCAGGGGCTCCATTTGCTCCACTAGTACCAGACGAGCCAGATGTTCCAGATGAGCCAGGGGCTCCATTTGCTCCAGATGTACCTGCGCTACCAGATGTTCCAGATGAGCCAGGGGCTCCATTTGCTCCACTAGTACCAGACGAGCCAGATGTTCCAGATGAGCCAGGGGCTCCATTTGCTCCAGATGTGCCGCTACTTCCTCTAGTGCCAGATGTACCAGACGAGCCAGATGTTCCAGATGAGCCAGGGGCTCCATTTGCTCCAGATGTACCTGCGCTACCAGATGTTCCAGATGAGCCAGGTGCACCAGTTTGTCCAGATGTTCCAGATGAGCCAGGGGCTCCATTTGCTCCAGATGTGCCTGCGCTACCAGATGTTCCAGATGAGCCAGGGGCTCCATTTGCTCCAGATGTGCCTGCGCTACCAGCTGTACCAGATGAGCCATTTGTTCCTGAACTTCCAGAGGTGCCTGAGCTACCTGAGGTTCCAGATGAACCTGTCGTGCCTGAACTTCCAGTTGTTCCACTGCTTCCTGAAGTTCCTGAGCTACCTCGTGTACCGGATGATCCAGAAGATCCTGCAGATCCCGATGTACCTGAACTTCCTGCTGTACCTGAGCTACCAGCAGTACCAGATGAACCTGTCGTGCCTGAACTTCCTGTAGTACCAGATGAGCCATTTGTTCCTGAACTACCAGCTGTACCAGAGCTTCCTGAGGTTCCAGAACTTCCTGAGGTTCCGCTACTTCCTGTTGTTCCAGAACTTCCTCGAGTACCTGATGTGCCACTGCTTCCTGCCGTACCTGAACTACCTGATGTGCCAGCTGAACCAGCAGTACCTGCACTACCAGATGTGCCAGAACTTCCAGATGTTCCTGCACTACCACCAGTGCCTGAACTTCCTGTAGTACCTGATGAGCCATTTGTTCCTGAGCTGCCTGAAGTACCTGAGCTGCCTGAAGTACTTGAACTACCAGATGTACCAGAGCTTCCTGTTGTTCCAGAACTTCCTGTCGTACCAGAGCTTCCTGATGTTCCTGAGCTACCTCGAGTGCCAGACGTGCCAGACGAGCCTGCAGATCCTGATGTTCCTGAACTACCTGAGGTTCCGCTACTTCCTGTCGTTCCAGAACTACCAGCGGTACCAGATGAACCGGTCGTACCGCTACTTCCTGTTGAACCTGAACTACCTGCAGTGCCTGCTGAACCAGAGGAACCTGTTGTTCCAGAACTTCCAGAAGTTCCAGAAGTTCCAGAAGAGCCAGTAGTTCCTGAACTACCTGATGTACCAAATGTTTCACCTGATGTACCTGCAGTTCCTGAACTTCCTGCTGTACCTGAACTTCCTGTAGTGCCTGAACTTCCTGCAGTACCTGACGTGCCAGACGAGCCTGCTGAACCAGAACTTCCAGATGTGCCAGAAGTACCAGATGAGCCAGTTGTTCCTGAACTTCCTGTAGTGCCTGAACTTCCTGAGGTTCCTGAGCTACCTCGAGTGCCTGACGTGCCAGACGAGCCTGCTGAACCAGAACTTCCAGATGTGCCAGAAGTACCAGATGAGCCAGTTGTTCCTGAACTTCCTGCTGTGCCTGAGCTTCCTGATGTTCCCGAGCTACCTCGAGTACCTGATGTGCCAGACGAGCCTGCTGAACCAGAACTTCCAGATGTGCCAGAAGTACCAGATGAGCCTGTCGTGCCTGAACTTCCTGCTGTGCCAGAAGAACCGGCAGAACCAGTAGTACCAGCACTTCCAGACGTGCCAGAAGATCCTGACGAGCCAGAACTACCTGTAGTACCTGAAGTACCAAAAGTTTCTCCTGAAGTTCCTGCGGTACCTGATGAACCTGATGCCCCAGTCGCTCCAGAAGTGCCAGACGAGCCAGAACTTCCTGATGATCCTGATGTTCCTGAGCCTATTTGATAATCATTTATGCCATAGACTCTAAAACTACTTATTTTCCATGTAGAAGTACCAGCTGTTTGAGTTATATCAACTGCTATGGTAACATTACCACCTGCTGTAAATGGCGCTACTGCTACTAGTGTTTGTCCAAATTCATGAATATCACCTGCGCCACCTTCACCTTGTAACTCTATTGTTTTTCTTAAGGTGCCTCCATAAGACGCACTTACAATTAATGTAGCATCAGCATTAGTTGGAGAAATAAGTACAGCTTCTACCTCAGTCATAATCTGGGTGTATGTATTTGCCGCTAGCGTATAAGATTTTACACTTGCATTATCTACTGTACCTGTTGAGTCTGTTGTATCAAAGTATAATAAATTTATTGATCCAGTTATATCTAAAGCAGGAACAGATTGTCCTGATGTGCCTGATGTACCAGTTTGTCCAGAACTTCCTGCAGTACCGCTAGATCCAGATGAGCCTGTGCTACCACTAGTACCAGAGCTTCCCGCACTTCCATTTTGTCCAGATGTGCCTGACGAACCAGTCGTACCAGAAGAACCAGAACTTCCTGTTGTTCCAGACGAGCCTGCTGTACCTGTAGAACCTGAACTTCCTGAGGTTCCAGACGAACCTGCTGAACCAGATGTTCCAGAGCTACCTGAAGATCCTGATGAACCAGACGATCCATTTTGACCAGATGTTCCTGAACTTCCTGCCGTACCTGAAGAACCATCACCTCCTGATGCACCAGCTAAGTTAACTTCCCAATTAGAATATGTTCCTGTTCCCACAACTGTTGATGGAGTTGCGAATTCAAAATATCCTGTTATAGGATTATAGTCTACAATTTGAACCTCTTCATAGTTAAAGATATCGTATGCAATAATTGCTGTCTGAGCAATTGAGTATGCTAGCCCTCCTTCAACATATATACTACCACTAACTCCAAGGAGTAATGAACTTGTAGAATTAGTTAAGTACCTATCTCCTGATAAACCAGCAGTTCCAGCTGTGCCAGCAGTTCCAGATGTTCCAGAAGATCCTGAGCTACCTGCTGTTCCTGTACTTCCTGACGATCCTGAGCTACCAGATGTGCCAGATGATCCAGAACTACCTGAAGTCCCAGAACTTCCTGATGTTCCGGATGAACCGTCACTACCAGCAGTACCGCTAGACCCAGAAGTACCAGACGTGCCAGATGAACCTGCAGAACCAGCAGATCCTGCACTACCTGCAGTACCTGAAGTAAATGAAGTTGATGAGATAGGTTGGCCATTAAGAATTAATGAGCCTGTTATATTTACAGAACCTGTTACTTGAATACCACTACCTGATACTAATAAACTACCAGTTATTTCAGCAGAGCCAGAAAAAGGAAAACCAGAACCACCAAATCCGCCAGTTCCATAGAAAAAACTGCCAGATGTATCTGCTACTACAACTCTTGTTGCTAGGGTATTTGGTTGTAGATTAACTTTGAGAGTATTAAATCTAGCATTACCATCTTGCCTAGGTGCTTCTATTCTAAATCCCATCGTGGTTTGATCTTTTAGTACTTATTATATAAGTACATTGACTAATGTTTACTTACTATATTATATAAATATTCATTGAATCAAATCCAGAGTTTTATAACTATAGTTCGTTTTTAATTAGCCTAATTACTTCTTCACCAGAAATAGTTTTACTACATTCAAATTGTCTTTGGGTGTTTTTATGTTTAGGACACCAATTCCAATCTCCTGGATCTAACTTATGCGTATTGAAGCAACCTCTACAGAAGCCATCTTTTGTATAAACTCTTATGCAATCTTCAAATTCAGTAACAGGATTAGAGAATCCAGATATAACGCATGTTCTAGTACCTAGTGCCCAACTAAGCCAACTAAGTCCACTACTAATACCTATAAACATTTTTGATCGTTGTAGTATATCAATAGTAGCTTCTATGCTAGTATCATTTAAATATTCAACTCCAATAGGGTTTTTGTTACCCATATAACCGTCTTCTTCTTTAGATATTAGAATTACTCTATATCCTAGACTCTTTACATAGTCAACTACTTTTTGCCAACCTGTTTTATTATTCCAATATTTAGATTGTGCTGTACTATGTACTGCAATTGTAACTATTTTTTCTTTCTTTACATTTTTCTTTACGGCCATTCTAGGCTTTACTTCTTTATAGTCAAGACCTAGAATATCAGATGCAGTCTTTTGTAGTTGTATATTTTTAAACTCACTAGAATGTCTATTATAATCAATTGAACCGTCTTCTTTATAGAACCAACCAATTAAATACATAGCGTGTAGATTAGTAACTTCTACTGCTGGTTCAACAAATTGAAATTCAGGATATTCTTTCTCAAAGAACTTATTCCAGAATGTAGATACTATCATCTCACAACCATGCTTCTTTTCAAACTCTTTTATTTGAGGGAACCATGCTAATGTATCACCTAAAGATTTAGATTCTAAAGCTACATAAACTCTTTTTGCTTTTAAGTTCATTTTATATTCAAAGACACTTTTACCATCATCTACTTTTATTTTCCAATCAACAAAGTAACTAACATTGGCTCTGATCCAATGATCTTTTTTAATCTTTCCTGAATGGTGAATTATACCGGTCTTTTGATCTATAAATTCTACGTTATATTCTTTGTCTAGGCCTCCTTTTATTTCTAAGTAAGGACCATTTATGAAATGGATATTAAAATCAGGTTCAGGAACTTTTGATTCTATGGCTAATTTTTTAATGGTATTATAACTATTAATAAGTTGACTAGTCATATTGTCTTCATATTTTTCTAATAATTCAATAGTCCTATTTTTCCAAGACCTTTCTATAGCCGTTGTTCTTGCTAATTTAGACTGTCTTTGATATTTTATAGGATCTAATAATTTAATTATCTTTTCTTTTATTTCTTCTGTATTTCTTTCTACTCTTACAAGTCCTTTTAACTCATTATTATCTTCATACGTACCTATAACTGGTAAACCTGATGCCATTGCTTCAAGCAGGGTTAAATTAGGATGGCCGGCCTCTAAAATAGACGGGTGTAAAAAGATAGTATGCTGTTTATATAAGTCTCTTAACGCGTCTTCTGTAAGATCATATAGTACTGTTAGTTTATCATAAGGAAGTTTTTCTCTTTCAAAATAAGATTGATTATTTTTAGGACCTGCTATAGTTAAAGGTAACTCAAGCTCTTTAGCAGCTTGTATAGCATATCCAAAACCTTTTCTATCTTCAGCTTGATCATGTATAAAACCGTTGTTTGCTACGCATAAAAGTCTATGTTCTTTATTACCAGAAGGAGTAAAGTAGTCAGTATTAACTCCATGTGAAAAGTATTCTGGTATTCCTTCAAAATAGTCTACTAAATACTTAGCAGGTACAAACGCTTTCTTTGCATTCTTTATAGCCTCTAGGTTTTCTTTGTAAGCATGTGAATCTTTACCATATAAGTAAGCATGGTGATCATGCATAGTGAAATAATAAGGAATACCTTTCTTATGCGCCAGGTTTGCAAGATTTGCCACATGAATATGAACTATATCATAATCCTTTATATCGTCCAGAAATAGGATCTGTGAGTCGTGGCCTAGTTCTTGGAGGCATTTATGTGTTTCCCATATAATTTTCTCTACTGCACCCCAACCATTAGGTGGAATTGGTATTAATCCTGGCGTAACATTGATTATTTTCATACTCTTTATTTAAATCTTACAAAGCTTTTACTTCTTAATATTCCTTCTCTTGTATATTTTTTAGTGTAGTTACCTACAGTCATAGTAAAGGTATCACTATTAGAATCTATGACTTCAGCTAAATATGTTTTAGATAATGGTAGATTCTTTGATACTACATCATTTATTTTAAAATCAATAAACTCATTAGAGTCTCCTGGGCTATTATAGATATATACGTAAGCAAGCTTATCTGTATTTTCTACTTTTACTATTCTTAGCTCAAAAGGATGTTGAATACCGTCTTCTCTAAAAGATGTTAAAGATGTTTTACTATCTTTAAAATATTCACTAAAATGCGCAGATTTTATTATCATTACATTATTTAGCTTATCTTGATTTTTTAATGATCGATATAAAAAGTTTTCTAAAATACCAAAACTACCTATTTTATAACAAACATCATTATATTCATCTACATTTTTAGGATCTGGGAAGTTATTTAAAAAATACTCAGTATCGCAGCAAAAAATATTAGACTCTAAAACAGGATCTGATTCTAATGAAAAAAACCAACCTTTTTTATTTTCTAAATATGCTTGGTTTGTAAGACTTTTAATCTTTTCAATATCTGATACTGAATATTCTGAATCTGATTCTATATAGTAAAAGGTTTTATAGTAGTCTCTAGCAAATCTTAATCCATTCATTATTAGTCTATATATAGCAAAACCAGGATGGGTTGATGATCCTTCTATATATCCTTGAAAATAGAACTGGTCACAATCTCCGTAAATATAAACGTCTTCATTTAGAACCATTTCATTTCGATAGTCATAAATGTAATAGTTAACCATATTTTGTGTTTCAATATCAGCAGGATAATGAGTACAAAGCATGATGTCAAAATGTTCTCTAAAACTATTTATACAATTCTTTAATATCTGTTTAGATTTTTCAGAAGACGGATATGATCCTAATATAACTAAGTCTTTTTTATTCATTACTTCATTATGTTTATAAGACAATGATAAGAAGAGTGATAATAGATAGGATACATAGATGATATTCTATTTATAATCTCTTGTGTATATTGATTTTGTGCTTGGTCCCATATTACTAACTGTACTTTTTTAACAATATCTGCTTCTCTAGTAGATGTAAACTTTTCTAAATCATCGATAGTCTTAATAGCAAATACAGCATAGTCTTCATTACCATCTATCTTATTTATATTAAAATCATGATCAAAAAATAACTCTTTTAGTATCTGCTTTTTCTTATGGTCTATAGAATAGTCAATATATGATATTTTTAATTGCTCTGTTGAATTATTTAGATGGTGGTCCATCAAGCATACTGACTCTGAGTGTATTGGTTCAAAGTATCTGTTTAATGTATCTATGTCTTTATCTACTCTCCTTTCATTTACTCTTTTAATCAATTCAGAACCTTCTTCTACTGCTTCATTTCCATATACTGAATGAGAGATAGAATTATCTCTATAGTTATAATAGTATAAATTCCTAGGAAGGTTTAGTATCTTTCCTTGTTCTTCTAATGTACACAGTATTGACAAGTCATTATAGTAATACTTCATCCAGTTATTAGGATTAAAGTCATATTTTATATTAGGATTATTTCTCCATGCTCTTAAATGGGTTAGATATCCACAAGCCATGTTTGGCTTATCAATATAGTTAGGATTATGAAAATTCATCCAGTCTCCATTCTCTTTAAATAAATTTCCACAAGAGGTTATTGCTATTGTATCAGGGAATTTTGTAAAGAAATGATGATAAACTTCTAAAGCTTTAGGTAGTGGATAATCATCTTGATCTGCTTGTACTATTATTTCAGCTTCACGGCAAAAACGTTGAGGATTGTAAAACATTTCTTTTTTATGACTCTGCTCTACATATTTAACTCGCCTATCATTTTTAGAGATATATAACAAGATCTCTTTTGCGTCATCAGATGAAAAGTCATCAGTCACTACCCACTCCCAATTTGTATACGTTTGTGCTTTTATTTTTTCATATAAACGAGATACAAATTTAGAACCATTATAAAAACTAGTGACTATTGTAAATTTCATTTAAATACTATTTCTGGTTGATAGTGGTAATTGGGTATATCTATATTCTGTATTTGAACAGCATTATTTTCAAAATAAACATTGAATGTCTTATGATAAGGACTATTTTGATGCCTTATTTTTACTTGGCTAACATTTTTAACATTTGATAAATATTCATATCTCCACTGACCTGTTATTTCAAAATATAAACTAATAGTATTAATTAAATTATTTTCATGATCGTAAATATCAAAATATGCAGTTGTAGGAGAATCTGATGAAACGTTCTGCGCTGCTACACATAGATTATTTGGGTCGTTTTTATCTATATTTTTAATTATCATAACATCGGAAAGTAAACCACTAAAAACACCAACTGGTGATTGGTGTATATTAAAATGTGTATCATTAAATGTTTCATTCATAAGTTTACCATCTTGGTATAAAACATTTAGATCTTGCCTTTGTATAAGTCTATATATAAACTCTTCTAATATTATGGCTTTATTTTCTAGACCTATTTCTTTTAGGGCTTTTTTATAGTCATATTCATTTTTAATATGCCCAAATATTTTAGTAAAAGCATCAGATGAATAGAATATTAAATGAGTTGAAATATCTATTTTATTATTTCCATAATCATTTTTATATGCATAAAAATCATATTTATTATCTTCTATATCTTTACATACTTCTTTTATTTTTTTAAGAGAGCTAAACCCAAAAAAATCGTCAAACTCAAATCTAATAACATTATTATATCCTAAAGCTTTAGCTATACCAGCACCTTTTATCATTGATCTTAAGACAGTTATACTATGCTTTTGAAAACCGTCTACAACAAAATTCATGGCGATTCCTCCATAATGATTCCACCATATCATAGGTTCAGGTTTTTCATATTCTAGTTCCATTAACTGATTCTCTGGATCATAATAGTAATGGTCTACGTGCTCATAAAAGTCTAACGGGAGAGGTTTTGGAGACGTTACTAATATCTTAAAACCAATACTTTTTAATCTCTTAAGATTCTTATATGCAGTTAACTCAGCCTCTCTACTAGTTAAGTATAAGTGTATATGTATGACAAAACTATTCACTATTTGACCCTCTTTAAGTATCCATCAGGATTGAATGTAGCATTGGTTCCAAAGAAGTCACATAAACTTCTATCTACTATAAAGTCATCATTAGTTTGTAAGAATTCATCAATAGCCCTTCTAGGTCCGCCGCCATATCTATCTGCTGCGCCAGTAAATGAAACTACACCATCTTCAACAATAAAATAAGACTCTTTAGAAACAACTTTATGAAACTTGTTCAGTGCCTTTAATACATCTTCGTATGTGTGAGCAGCATCATCAATAACAAGTATTTTCTCAAATCCTTTTGTATTCTCTTCTATATCGTATGCATCAAACCCTCCATAGAAAAATCTGATCTGTCCATGATTAAATACTTTTTGATCGTATACTTCATTGTGTAGATTAATTGTATGGACTTGACCTTTACCTAATAGATACAATAAGTCTGCATAATATAAAGCGCCGCCACCATTTAATGTACCAATTTCAATGATTAAATCTGGTTTGATATCCATGATTATCATCTGGTATAATACATAGTCCATTGGGCATTTAAGGTATGGAACACCTTTATATTGCACTCTAAAATGTCCATTATAGACATCAAATAAGTTAATGTCTGACTTATCAACTAATACTTGTTTATTCACGTTAGGGAAATTTTCTCTATGAACTAATCTTTGTTTTGCACCTTGCTCTTCTTTCCAGTCTACAGACTTCTCACCAAAGTGTCCATCAGGTGTAACTCTGTAAACTCCAGACGGCCATTTTTCATTCTTACATTTACCATATTGAAGCATGAGTAAACTTAATGCCCAATATCCATCAAATATGTCTTGATTAAAGAACCAATCAGGAAATACCGGATATTGTAAAATAGGGTTTTTAAACATGAAGCCATAAGATACGCAATTATGATCTACTTGATCTCTTAAAATAACATCTTCTTTGAGTCCATATAGGTTAAAAGAAGGTAGAGTTTCATCTACATTATCTTTTTCAAACTGATAATATCCGGTACAGTGTATAGAATATTCTGGATTGTTGTCTAAGAAGTTAACTTGTTTTTGTAATTTATAATCATCTGTATAAAAATCATCTGCATCTAAAATAGTAACATATTTAGATCTAGTCTTACTCAAAATGTGATACAGCATTTTAGTATTTGGTCCTAGATTAGTTTCATTTCTTGATATAATTACATTTGATGTATCTTTATATTTTTCAATAATATCGTATGTAGTATCTGTTGATTGATCGTCACAAATAATTAAGTCAAAATTAAATAGTGTATTTTGTTTTAGAACACTATCTATAGCTTTTTCTACATATTTTTCTTTATTATATGTAGGAATAATGACAGTAACTAGTTTGTCTTTAGGACTTTTTTTAGCAAATATAGTTCCTATGGCTGATGAATTATATGACTCTTTTATACTTTGGTTGTTATTACTATTTTGATTCCTTATCTGATCTATATCATAACCTGCTTTGACTAATTTTGTTACAAGCTTTTCTGCTCTACCATCATAATTATCATGGTATTCAATCAAGAAGTTATCTATTTTATCAAATATTTCAGGCTCTAAGTTATCAATAATATCATACTCAGCACCTTCAATGTCCATTTTTAATAAAGATATTCTATCAATATTATTTTGATCAAAGAATGTCTTTAGCGATACTGCTGGTACAACTATCTTTTCTACTTTTGAACCATTATTAATAATGTGATCTTCAGATATACTTCCAATTGTAGTATTATTAGGATCTATATAAAAGACAAGGTCTTCATCTTTAGTATAGACAGCTTTATCTATAACTTCCACATTTATGCCTTTAACTAACTGATTTAAGTTAATTAAAGACTCTTGATTAGGTTCAAAAGCATATACTTTTTTAGCGCCTTTCTTTATTGCTAAAAGTGAAAATAGTCCGCTATTTGCACCAATATCAAATACAGTTTCCATCTTATCTAACTCATAACAATCATATTTGTTATCAACAAACATTTCATTATAGTTGTTAAATAAACAATCAAAATGATTCTTGATGTCTAGCTTAAATTTGCCACTAGGTTTAGGGTTTTTTACAAATATAGTCTTACTAAACGCTATATTGTTTTCTTTATCGTAGAACTCAACTAAGAATGATCCAAAGTGAGGATCTTTTGCAAAATCAAATGTATGAATAGGAATTGGAATAATCCACCATGATGAACTAGGGCCAAATTCTGCCTCTGTCCAATACATAGGAGCATTAGAGTCTTTGTCTTTAATACTAATCTTATAATAACTATTATTGTTCTTTTTATATGTAATATTGAACTTATTCTCACTACTATCAAATGTTATATCAAAATATTCGTCTACTTTATTAATCTCCATCTGTAATTTGTTTACTATCTTTTGTATGTTTTTAGACTTGTCATTAAAATCTAGGTATTCTATATTATTGTAGTCATCAAAATAGTTGAGGTATACATCTAGATTAAAAATCAATGATGGAGTTTTCCAACTAATAGCCTCTCTAATTACTAGAGGCATTGTTTCTTTATCTGTATTTGATCCTCTAGATGTAAATAAAAACAAGTCTGCCATTTGAAAGAATAAGTCTACATCAGTTCTTTCGCCCCACCAAGTACAGTTACTTGGAAAGTTTTTCATAAGAGGCTCCCAATAGTATTGAAAATTGTCTGCTTGGTTACCAATAAAGTGAAACTGAATAGGATAGTCTTTAAGCATTCTAGCATACTCTATTACTTCTGCTTGATTCTTTCTAGGTGTAAATAGTCCTACATTTATAATATGTTTCTTATTAGGATCTAAACCTAACTGTTTCATTAACTCTTCTCTAATATAAGTTCTATCTTTATACTCTATAGGATACTCTACTAACTCACAAGGTATATTCAACCTCTGATATTCGTTTATTTGGTATTGACTTACCATCATAAACTTATCTGGAAAGTGTACTTTATTATCTACATTGTAGCTAGAATCATGTGATGTTTCAATAATAATATAGTCTCGATCTTTAGAATATAGCTCGCAGGCTAATTCATATGCCATAAACATTTCTGGGATCTCCTGAAGGTGTACAAAGTCAGGTTTGATATCTTCTATGGTTTTAAGAAGATCATGCTTATTCGCGCCTAATGTGATCAGGCGACTACCTAATATATCTAGGATTCTATTCCTTTGAACTACTAATTTTCCTCCTGTAACATCATCCCACTCAACACAATAAACGTCAAAGTCCTTTATTAAGGACTCTATTTGTTTGTACAAGTATTGGGGCATTCCACCCGTAGATAGGTGAGGTGCAATAAACAATAACCTTTTTTTCATCAACCTAAGTCTTTATTTATAAATATATAAAAACTAAGACTAAGTATAAAATAATTTAATCTAGTATAATTAAACTAAAGTTAAATTAAGAAGCCCAGTAACTACTATAAAAGCATCATTATTAATGTCTCCACCCATAGAACCCCAATTTGTGTAAGTAGTTCCTGATACTTCTATTGTATCTTTTAGTAATATTTCAGTAATAGTATTAGTAACTGTGGCTACTTGTTCATCAGGTTGCGATACTTCTTCTTGTACTTCTATTACCGATATTAGATAGTATTTGAATACGGCTTTATTACTTAGATTATCATAGCTTATTACCATGTCAAAGTAATTAGCAGTAACGTTTTGTCCTCTAACAGGAAAAGTGTATGGTTGAATTTGTCTCATTTAAATTATTTACGTATAAATATTTACTGATTATCAAATTCTTTATACATTTCATTCCATTTTGCATCTGATTCTTTAGGTTCCCATCCTGATATCCATGGTCCTCCTAGTGTATAGTGGAGTATTGTTGCTTTATTAAGTAATAAATTATCATTTATATCTACTAAATGATTCCACTTATTATCTAATTCACCTATTTCTTCATCTTTTAACCATTTGAAAGCATGTAAATCCCTACCAGGCCATTTATTTAAATTATGTAATGTTAATTCTTCATGTGCAGGATGATTACAATTAATTAACATAACAGATGACCAGTTTTTTCTGTTATAATAAACAGAGGCTTGATCTACCATTTTTATTTCACTACTCCCCACCTTTTGTTGGTGTTTAACAACCATCACAGCATACTGTGGATCTGCTTGATCAAATAATTCATCTATATTTTCTAAAGCAATAATATCACAATCAGCAAACAAAACCCAACCTTTTTCCATAAATGGAATTGCAAATCTAGAAATAGAAAATTCAGTAGTTTGAGGAGCTTCTGATATAGGGCACCACATTTGGTTTCCTCTCCATTCAATAGGTCTA